TCGCGAACGGTCTCGGCCGTGACCGCGTCCATCAGCGCCCGCACCGGCGGGCCCACGAGGCGGCTCACCGGGCCACCAGCGCGCGGACTGCCGCGTCCTTTGCCTCCAGCAGCTTGCGCAACGCGACGGAGCGCTCGGCGTTACGCGGCAGGGGGACTCCTATTGTCCCCGCGGTCTCGTCGACGAGACCGCAGACGATGGCGTGCGCGAGGACGCAAAACGGCTTGCTGACCTCCTGGAGGTGCGGCGGCAAGTGAGCGTAGGCGAAGAACTGCAAGATGGGTTCGGTCTCGTTGGGTGCGCTCACGGCGTGCACACGGCCGGGAGCTTGGCCCCCGGTGCCTTCTCGGCGAGGCGCGCACACAGCCACGCCGTCGGCATGTCGATGGGGCACTCCTTGTCCCAGCGGACCCGGTACGCGCGCACGTCGTCCACGTCGACCGTGAGGACGCATGGTGGGCCCGGGTCAAAGAACGGGTGCACGGACTTCTCGGCCCGCACATCGGTCGAGCCGCAGCCCCAGAGGAACGCCCCGAGCCCGACGACCACGACGGCGCCGGCGAGGAGGAGCGCGAGCCCCGCGGCGATGGTGCCGCGCTGGTCTTTGTCGGGCGCGCGGAGGCCCGGCGCGGTCGGAGACCACCCGACGAGCATGCCGCCCAGCACGGTGAGCGCCGAGCCCATGCCGCGACCCGCGTCAGCGTCCGAGGTCAGCCACGGCACGATCGCCGCGGCGATGAGACAGAGCAGCCCGATCACATTGTTCGCCGTCCACATACTCACCTCGCTTCGGCGCGGAGATCCGCGACCTGTCCCTCGAGCACGCGGACCCGTTCCGCGAGCTTTGCGCCGCGCGCCTCGGCGAGCTCGGCCTCGAGCCGCTCGAGCCGACGGTCGACCCCCTCGACCTTGCGACCGACATACACGAGCGCGCCGCACACCGCGGTCGCGCAGCCAACGAACGCGCCGATCGTCGTCGGGTCGATCTCCGTCATGCGATCACCCCGTAGGCCGTGCACAGCTCAGCGAAAGTCCCCGCGTAGACGTCCAGGTCAACGTGCTTCTCGATGCCCGGGACGACCCCGTGCCACGAGTGCTGCCAGAAGTCCCAGCGCTGCCATCCGCGCGGCACGATGGGCGTCTGGGCGTCCACGTGCGCGACCCAGAGCGGGCACTCGGCGAGGCGCTCGGTGTGCAGGTGCGGCGCGAACCCGGGCATCGTGTAGAGGATGGGCCGCACCTCGGTCGAGACGTGCACGTGGTCGATCCACTCGCACGCCGCGTCGGTGATTCGGTCCGCCGTCAGCTTGTACGCGCTCTCGACGTCGAGGACCGGAGGAAGCTCGCCGGCGCCGTGCTGCGCGAGCAGCTCCAGGACGAGGTCCGCTTGCGGCAGCGCGGCGCGATCGGCGCGGAAGAACTGGTAGACGCCGCGCAAGATCCCGGCGTCCCGCGCACCGGCCCAGTTGGCGGCGAAGAGCGGGTCGCGATAAAGCGCATCCGCGGCGCGGATGAACGCGAATCTGACGCCACTATCGCGCACCTTGGCCCAATCGATCACACGCTGGAACTGCGAGACGTCGATGCCGGGGCAGCCTGCGGGCGCTGGCGTGGTCATCGCCGCGGCCTCCGCTCAAGCCAGCGCGCCGCAAGGAACGCCGCGATGGCAGCGATCGCGAGCCAGCCCGACAGGTCGGTGAGCAGGCGACGCATCACGGCCCCTCGGGAGGTGGATCCGGAGGCACCACGACCGCGCGCGCGAACGGCACCATGTCCGGCGTCCGGTCCGCTGGCGAGGTGTTGACGATGGCCATGACCTCGGCGCACGGGCACTGCGTCCACACCTCGACCGAGACGCCGTCACCCGCAGCGTAGGCCGCGAATCCAAGGTCTGACAGCCACGCGAGGAGGTCGCCGACGAGCTCGTTCGGGGTCGTGATCTGCAACGCAGGGTCCGGCCCGCCCTGGCCATCGAACATCGACAGGATCGCGAGCGTCGCGGCGAGCTTGATGTCGTCGATGCTCATAGACTCGCCGACGTCGATCCGCCCGTGCGTCCGCTGGCCGGCGTGGTGTTGAGCGTGTTGGTGCAGGCACCCGTCTGGGCGTTGCAGACCACCACGAGACCACCGTGGCCCCCGGTTCCGTCGGATCCCGGACCTGGTCCGCCGCCGGCGGCCCCCCCGGCGCCGCCCTGTCCTCCGGTGGACGAGAAAGCGTTCGACACTGCCGACCCGGTGCGGGACCAGTACGCGACCTCGATCATCCCGCCTCCGCCTCCACCTCCGCCCCCGCCGGCGCCGTCGTTTGCGTAGCCATTTGCACCGTTCCCGCCGGCTCCGCCTGTCGCACGGAACATCCCAGATGCGGTGCTGCCGCCGGTGAGAAGCTCATACGCGTGGAAAACGAGCGTGTAGCCTGCGAGCCCGCCCCCACCGCCGGACGACCCCTGATTCCAGCAGCAGGGCCCTGGCCCGCCGCTGCCGCCGCCGGCGCCTGAAGACGCCGGCCTGACGCTGTTTGCCGCGATCGGAGATATGGGCCTCCACGGGATGAGCCACCGCCGGGTGGTGTGCACCGCCGGTACCCGGGAGGCCCCTCCACCTCCGGTTGAGCCGGTGCCTCCGGCGCCTCCGGTTCCCCCCGGGTACCCTAACCAGATTGCGGCCGATGGGCCGCTTGCCTGTTGCCCCGTGTTGGCCGAACTCGCGCCATTCGTGCCGGCAGTAGGCAGCAAGAGATCCGAGGCCGTGAACGCTACGGCGGTAGCCGTGCCTCCGGCAGCGTTGGTGTTGTACCCGCCAGCGTTTCCATTCGCGGAGGCCGCTGGCGTTGGCTCGACCAACCAGACCGCTGGTGCGGCCGTGAGGTCCGCCGTGCCAGACGCATATAGCGGGTAGCCGTTCGCCAAGATCTGGCACCCAGACTGGACCGTGACGTTCTGGTAGTACGCGGTCCGCGTGAGCGCCCCGGACGTCAGCGGGCCCGACGTGATCGTCGATGACGAGCACGTCAGGTTTCCATCCGAGCCATCGCCGAACAGCTCGGCGATCGTGCGCAGGTCGGCGGTGCTGCCGGACTGGGCTTCGAGCGCGTCAAGCCGGCCCCCGGCGGACGTCTCGAAGGTCATCATCTCGTCCCAGAACGAGGCGAAATCGACGCTCGCGATGGTGGCGTTCCCGGCGACGAGCGTGTCGTCGACCGTGACGTTGTCCGCGGTCAGGTTGCCCGTCGTGAAGGTCGTCGCGAACCCGGCGACCGTGGCCGTCAGGGCGTCGAGGGCGGTCTCGATGCTGGCGAACGATGGCGCGGGCACCAAGACGATGGACCCGGACGTTGCGCCCGAGCTCGCCGAAGCGCTCGCGAATCCCATGAAGGTCTTGCTTGCGCTGGTCTTGCTCAGGCCGGTGTCGCCCTGCGCGTAGTATAGAGCGTCGCCAACGGTCCACGCAGAGCCCGCGACCTTGGCGACGGTGTAGACGCCCTCGCGTCGCAGGCGTAGCTGCGCGCCTGACGAGACGCCTTGCGCGGCGATGCCCGTGAACCCGCCGACGATCACCGGATCGCCGACCGAGACGGTCCACGGAGCCGTGACGATTACGACCTCGCCGGCGGCTTTGGCGGGTATCGGGGCGAGGGCGCAAATGAGCGCAGCGAGGATAGAGAGTAGGCGCTTCACAGCCGCACCTTCATTCCGATTTCCACGGACACATCGCCGCCGATCGCGAAGACGCGCACAACGCTTGCCCCTGGCCCACCCTGCGCGTCGTGCCACTCGCTCACGGGGTCATCGGCCGTGAGGAAGTAGCCCGCCGTCTCGGTAGGCGTGCCGTCCTGCTCGTAGCGCAGATCACCAGCGCTCGCCTCGAGCCGCTTGACGCGCCACTCGACGGTGTTGGCCACGAGTGCGATCGGATCCGAGCATTCGCCAGATGCGACCGTGACGATGGTGGGAGTCCCCAGACGTACGCTCGGCTCTCGGAAGCTACGGGCCACAGGCACCTCCTATCGCTGGCGACGATAGGCGATGCCCGCGCGACGCCGGGAGGGGGGTCCCTAGATTGCGTTCAGGTCCGCCACTTGCACCGGCACGAAGGTGCACCCGACGCCGCCGCGAATCTTGATCAGCTCGGGCATCGGCGATGCGAGCGACGCCGCCGTCGGGGATTCGAGCATGCGATCGCCAGCGGCCGCGGGCGATGCGTCGTAGGTCTCGGAGCCGGACACGATCTGGATCTGACCGACGTCCGGCGGCCAATCGTCCTCGCCGACATCGAAGGGGCACGGGATCACGATCTCGTCATTCGCCCCGGCACCCGAACTCGGCGACGTAATGTACGTGGCTCGTGTCGGGCCCGAACTGGCGTCTGACTGGTCGTTGCGCGCGACCTTCGGCCGAAGCGCCTGCGTCCCCACGTTTACCTGCTGATAGACCGCCCACAGTGCGGCCGCGTTGTCTCCGGTCCCATTGCGCAGGCGCGTGCTCACGCCGGTCATCGCATACGGAGCCGTGCATGCGGCCTGCACACGGGCAGCGAGCGCCAGCAGGTACTCGAGACGAGGCGCAGGCGTGACGCCGTTGATGAGGTCGACAGCAGGATCCAGCTTCCCCGCCCAGGTGATCACGATCGGGACGATGCGCATGGCCTACTCTCCCGGCACCCAGTCGATGGACAGCGCCAAGAGATGCAGCTCGGTCACCGGCTCCATCGTCACCGCGAAGGCCGGCTCGTCGCGCGACACCTCGATCGTGGTCTCGATCAGGCCATAGGTGTCCGCACCGGCACCGCTCCCGTTGTTCGGGATCGTCAGCTCCGCCCCGCCACCGCCACCGCGCTCGGACACGTAGACGTGCGAGTTCGTCCCGTCGCTGCCGGTGTCGTAGGCGTAGGCCGAGATTCGTGCCGTGGCGCCGCCCTGGCCGACGAAGGAAGTCGGCGACAGGCCGATGGTGCGGGCAGGTTTCGCCGTGCTCGAGTCGAGCGTAAGCGCCGCCTTCGGGGTAGCGCCGTGGACGAACGGGATGGCCATCGAAAAGAGCCGTTGACGGCGGTCCGCCATCACGCGCGCCGGGTTCCGCCAGGCGCGGTTGTACCACTCGGGATGTATGCTGGCGCCCTCTTGGATGATTTGCCCGAGCCCCATGAACTCGAACCCTGACCCCGCGCCGGCCGAGAGGTCGATCAAGTCCGTCACGCGCGGCGTCACCATGATGCCCATGACCCGCACCACGTCGGCGCCTGAGCACGTGACCCGGAACCGGAGCATCGTCGTTGCCGCCGGAATCGTCAGCGTCAAATCGGTCCATTCGGTGAGTCCGGAGATCGTGGCCTCGGCCGTCGTGTCAATGTCGGTCCAGTCCCCTGCGGTGTCGGGGTCGGGCTCGGCCACATCGTTCTGGGCGACCGCGAGCGTGGCCAGTGTGGCGGTTCCGTAGGTCACGATCCGGACCACGTACTCGAGGCCGTCGGCGCTTGGGACGATCGGCTGCAGGATCGACTGGTCGTTGTGCCCGACGGCGAGGCCCCCGTCGTAGTACGGCGCGACGTTCACAAGCGGCGGCGCGTGGACGAGGAAGTGCCAGTTGACGTCATTCGCGAGCTTGCGCACGGGGTCGCTATAGGCGGTCTGGAGCCCCGAGAGTTCGTCCGCTCCGATCCCCAGGAAGCGGCCCGTGAACGGATAGTTGGGCTCGGCGACGAAGGCGACCGCGGGCCAGTCGGTAGGCGCCACGGCGTAGGCCGGCGTCGCGCTGTCGCGTCCACCGAGCACAAGCGTGTCCGCGAGGAACGAGCGGCGACGGTTGCCGCCCGACATGTCCGCGCAGATCCCCGCCACCGCGCCATAGCCCGTGCGGCTCGGAGACCCGCCGACCTCGAGCGCACCGTAGCGCAGTTCGATTCGGTCCCACGTCTCGAAGAGCACCGTCTGCACCTTCCCGCGTTCGTAGATCGATCCGTTGTGCGCCGAGAGGAGCTTGATATACCACTCGATCACGCACCGACGGAACGGCGCCGTGCCCTGCACCTCGGCCTTGACGTAGCCCACCGAGTCAGCGGTCGCGCAGTCGTCCCACCATGCGGCGATGAGCGGCAGATCCGTCGAGCCGAAGAACACCGCCGGATCTGCGCCCGGGGCGGCGTTCGTGAAGTCGACGAAGCCTTGTCCGCTCAGGTAAGCACTTGTGTAGGTCGTTCCGTCCAGGCGGAAATCGAAGCCCCACGAGAAGTTCGCGGCCGCGGCACTGTTAGCGCCGAGCACCGTCGTGGCCGAACTGAACGGATAGAATCGGGTGTCGGCGCTCCGCCGATGCACCAGCATCCGCGTCATGTCCGTTGCCTTCAGCGCTGGCATCTCAGCTCCATTGGACCTTGTCCGTGTTCTGGAGGTACCGCGCTTGCGCCTCGGTGCACTCGGCGTTGACGGGCCACGTGAGCCGCATCGACGTCGTGAAGGTCATCGTCACCGATGGCCACGCGCTGAGTGCGATGCGTGCGACCCCGCCGCCGGGGAGCGTCACGCCGGAGACGGTGACGAGGCCCGCGCCGTCGTCCTCGCCGGGCGTGTAGGCCAGCAACTTCCACGGGGTGCCGCGGTTGCCGTAGATCAGCGCGTAGTAACTCTCGTCCACGTCGAGCGAGGTGGGCGCGGTGGCCGTGCCGTTGACGGCGAGGACGGGGACCGACGGCGACATCGGCGGCGCGGTGCGCTTCCCGTCGATCGCCACCTCGACGGTCTGCGCGCCGGTCTCGAGACGGAGCTGGACGCCGAGCACGCGTGCGAGCCCATGATAGCCCGGCGCGGCCCGCGAGTAGTCCCACAGCGCAACGTCGTCCAGGTCGAGCATGAGCACGTCGCCCACCTGCACGTCCTGCCACGGCGGGAGGTCCAGCTCGACGACCTGCCGCTCGCACGCTTGGAACCACGAGCTCGCCCACGCCTGCGCGGGTAGCAGGAGCGTGGAGCGATCCACGCCGTAGACGTCCAGCTTCCAAACGTCGTCGGTGCGGTCGGCGACGTCCTTGCTCTTGGCGATGATCACGCCCTCGCTGCCTTCCTGGTCGCCGATGTCCGCCGTCTTGCACGTGACCTGGATCGTCTGCGGCGCTGCGAACGAGGAACGCACGCGGATCGGGCGCGTCGATGGATCGACGAAAGCCAAGTCCGCGTCGCGAATGGTCGCGACTACATCGAAGGTGTCCGGCGGGCCGACGTTCACGGCCGCGATCTCCATCGCGCTTCCGTCAGCCGAGCGGCGAGCGGCGATACCACGCTGCGAGAGCTTGAGCAGGCCGCCCATGAGCTTGGCAAGCGACGTCCCAGCGTCGACCGCGAGCACGGCGGAGATCATGCCGAAGGCACCATCGAAGACGTCCGCGAACGACTGCGCGTCGATGTCGGGCATCGCGTAGCCCTGGCCACGCGCAAGCGTGTCGTGCGCGCCGTTCACGCCGTCGCCGGTGCTCACGATTGCGCGGCGCATGACGTCCTCGACCGGGCCCTCGTCGCGCCACAGGAACGTGACGGACAGTTCGGCGGACTCGCCCGAGACATCATCCGCAGCGAGCATCACAAGGTCGCTGCCGATGGGCTGGGATCCCGGGTCCAGCTGAAGGTGCACCTTCGCGCCGTTCCCGGCGTCGACGGAGAGTGACGTGTACTCGAGGATCTGCTTCTTGTCTCCTCCCTCGATGCGGATGAATCCCGCAGTCGGCAAGTCAGCGGGGTCGCCTTCCTCGATGACAACCGCGAGGCTTCCGCCAACGACCTGCGTCCGCTGAATCAGCTGCGTGTCGTAGTTCTCGGTCGCTCCAAGCCAAATCTTGAGCGGCACCTCGACAGCGATGCCAGCCTGTATGCTGGACACAGAGATCGTGACGCGTGTCTCAGCGTCCGTCTGGGTCGAGTGAAACCACATCCTCCAGACGCGGCGCATCGCGTCACCGTCCGGGCTCGTCTCCTGTTTCCATCCGATGAAGTCGATCGGCGAGCTCGGGTTGTCGGCAAGGATCCGAGCGAGCAGTTTATCGGCAATGAGCTTGCGGGCTCGCGATGGCGCAACCAGCGTGGACCCATCGCTGAACGTGTTGATCGCCACCTCGGTCACGATGGCCGGGCTCGCCACGGGAGTCTGTCGGACCTTCATGCAGATCGTGTGGCTGAAGCCGACGTGCTGGAGTCCGTCTTGGTCGAGGGCCCAAGAAGCCGTGCCCTGCGCGGAGGCCGACAGCGGTGCGCGCAAGGTCTGCACCTGGTCGCTCGCGATGCACTCCCACTCGGTCCCGTTGCGCACCGGCCGCGCCGACATGTAGCCGGTCCAGACGCAGCACGCTTGCGAGAGGATGTCCCCGCCCGAGGTCACGACGTAGCGCGCGCACGGGTCGATGAGCGCCATGAACAGCTCGACGCGGCGGCGCTTCCAGTCGCCGGGCGAGTCAGTGACGACGGTGCCCGCGGGGTAGGTCTTCGCGGGGCCGTAGACGCTTCGGTCGAGCGCCGTGAAGGCGTCGTAGAGGTAGCCGGTCTTTTCGAGGCACGACGTTCCAAAGTAGATGGTCGACGCCGCCGTCGGGAAACCTGCGGTGGAGTCGACGGCCATCGTCGTCGCGTCGTGCGCGAACTCCGCCGTGATGGTCGTTTGAGCCGTCGGCCGTCCCATCAGCGCGCGCACCGCGGGCGTGTCCGTGAGCCGGAACTCCAGATCCTTCGCGCCCGCGAAGTGGTCCTTGTCCGAAAGCACGGAGCCGATGCGCGCGCTTCCGTCGATCACGAGGCTCGCGTCGAGCGTGTAACCCGTGGGCGCGTTCGCGTCGCGCACCGCCTCGACCAAGAGAGTCGTGATCCCCTCGATTCGTAGGATGTAATAGGGCGCGAACCCGTAGCGGATCGCGCCCGTCAGCGTGGCCCACGGCGCGCTCATAGGGTCACCGAGAAGCGGGCGAGGAAGGCCGCGCCGAGGTCGTCGTCTTCGAGCGTGGCGCGGATCTTCACGCCGATCTCATCGTCGGTGCCCTCGATATAGAACGTGTCGAGCACCTCGACCGGGTACACGTCGAGATAGCCCGCGAGCGTGCCGTAGGCGTAGGGGTCGCCGGTGTCTGCGAGGCGCACGCGCACCTTGCCGTGGCCGCTGAGGAGCGGGCCCTCGACCAGCACGGCGCGCAGCGATGCCGGGCAAAAGAAGTCGAGCTCGACCATGCGGACGCGGCCCCATTGGTAGGACGTGACGCGGCCCGCGCGGTACTCGGTGATCTCGCCGCTCTCCTGGTCGTGCACCATCGTCCGGCCGACCGGGACCGCCGCGCCCGGGAGCAGATAGCCGAGCGGCGTCACCGTGCTCGACACGGGAAGCGAGCCCGTCAGGTAGAGCCCGAGCAGGTCGGCCAGCGTCTGGCTCATGCGGTAGTAGGTCGCGCCGCCGGTGGCGCTGATCGTGATGACCCCCGCGGCGTTCATGGCGAACGTGAACACGCGCGTTGCGAGAGCCGCGTCCGCCGCCGTCTTCCACGCGGGCAATGCGTCCTCGACGGGCAGCGGCGTCGGCAGCGTCGCCGAGACCCACGCGACGCCATCGTCGGACACCTCGACCGTTCCCGTCGTGCCGATGGTGTAGAGGAAGAGCTGGACGCCCAGATCGGTGACGGTCATGACGCACCACCGCCAAGGCACGGGAGCGACACGCGCACGAGCGTCACGTCGCCGTCAGGGTGTTCCCACTCGGGCTCGCCGATGGTCACCCAGCGCCAGACCGACTCCTGCTCGTCGTAGACGTATGCGGTCCGCGGCACGGCCGCATAGCGCAGCGCTTGCGAGAGGACGTGCGCCTGCGCCTCGGTGAGCCACAGTTCCACCTCGGGCCGCTGCGGTGCGAGCTGCGCGTGGCCGTACCGCCACGAGCCCTGGCGGCACCGGATGCCGCCGCTGTTGTCGATGCGGATCCAGCCGACGAGCCCCGGCATCTCCGAGAGCGTCCCCTCGGCCGGGATTTGGTCGTCCAACGGGTCGCCGTAGAACGTGAGGAACGGGGCCGGCCCGTCGACCGAGAGAAAGGTCCCGGTGTACGTGATGAGGAAGTTCAGCCGGTTGCCCGTGTCGGCGTCTGCGGCCACCGTGAAGGCCACCCCGGACACGTTCGCGGCCCAGACCCGCGCCGGGTCGTCCAGCCACGCCACGAGGGCCGTGGCGACGTCATAGGCGTTCGCCACGTCGCCGCTGACCGTGTAGGTCTCGGCGCCGTCGGCATGCGTCCACGTGATGGCAGCGCCGAGCCAGCCGCGCGTGGTGAGGATGACGCCGCCCATCAGGCGGCCCGTCGGCGGTCGAGGATCCGCCCGATGCTCTCCGCGTTCTCCTGCGGGCTGCCGCCAGCGAGTACGCCGATGTTGAGCACGATCGGGCCATTCGACTGGCCACCGCCGCTGTTGTTGCGCACGAGCGACGTGCGCGGGGTGTTGCGCGCCGCTCCGGCGCCTCCGCCACTTGCGCCGCCGCCCGTGCCGATCCCGGTCGCCGCGACGATGCCAAGCGCGATCGAACTGGCGAGGTAGCCGGAGGCCATGGGCTGCATGCCAGGCACGAACTCGGACGCGAGGAACAACCCGAAGTTGATGGCCGCAAGGACGCCCGCACGAGCGCGCTCGTCCTTGATCTGCTGAGCGCCGACCTTCGCGAGGTTTCCAACGGTCGTCGTGACCGCGGCGCCCATGTTCTGGCTCGTCTTCCCGTACTCGGCCCAGACGTCCGTGATCTGGCCGAGGGAAGCGGCGTACTTGTCCAGCGCCGGGATCGACTCCATGATCGCGGACGAGATGTCGCGGATGCCCTGGGCGCGCGCGTCGGCCTCTTCGGCTGACCACATCCGGTTGATGTCTTCCCACTGCGAGTCCGCCGTGGCGCGCTCGACGCCCTCTTTCTGCTTCTCCTCGATGCCGCGGTCTTCCTTCTGCCGCATCACCTGGATCGTGTGCTCGACGCCCGCGATGTCCTCGTCCTTCCAATCGCTCAGGATCTTCTCGAGGTCCTTGTCAGAAACGCCGCCGCCTTTCTTCGTGCCCCCGCCGCCGCCACCTCCGCGGGGCTTGAGAAGCTCCTTGTTGACGGCGTCGTTGATGCCGGGCCCGGCGCCAAGCGCGCCCACAACGCCAAGAGCCCCGCCGGCCGCCTTCAGCGGTGCCAGCAAGGCCCACGACTTCTGCACCGTGATCTCTAGCCGCTCGTTGAGCGTGCGCGCCGCTTCGGCCTGTAGAATGCGGTTCGTGAGCTGCTCGGCCGTGATGCCGCGGACGGAAAACTCGATCTCGCGAGCCATCGTGCGGATCTGGAGATCCTCGACCTTGATCTTGTGGATCTCGTCCTCGCGCTCGCGCTGGCCACCGAGCATGTCGTAGGTGGCCTGCACGAAGCCCGGCATGGCCTCATAGCGCGTTGCGATCTGGGACAACGCGGCCTCGGCCTGCGCGTGCTTTTCGTTCAGCTTGCCCCACGCCTCGACCTCTTCGGTGCCGAGCGATCTGATGGTCGCGCCAGCCTCGCCGAGCTTCGCGACGAGCGACGCGGTTGCCTTCTCGAGCCCGGCGATGTCGCGCTTGAACTCGTCGTGGAACTCCCGCACCCGGTCGACGGAAAATGCGTCGTTGAGCGACGCCACGAACCCGATGACCGCGGCGCCCATGCCAGCGACCGCGCCGGGGATCCCCATCATCCCCATGCGCACGCCAGCGAGCCCGCCACCGAGCGAATTGATGCCCGACGTGGCGCCCTTCAGCGACTCGCCGATGCCCTTGAGTCCGGTGGCCTCTTCTTTGAGGCCCTTGAGCGCCTTCGCGTTCTTGTCGACGACGGCGGCCCCATCGCCCTGCCCCCGCACGTCGATGACGACATTGATCGTTCCGGACTGCGCCCCGATACCCATCAGGCCACCCGGCCGGTACGACGCACCGGCTCCTTGTTGACTGGGGTGCCCGTCGCCGCCGCATCCAGTTGGCGCCTCTCCTCCTCGCCGGCGGCGTGCTTCAGTTCGATGAGCGCATCGGTGCCGCCGGCCACGAAGCCGTTCGGGTAGTCCGACAGCGGCGAGACCTTCGCGGCGATGTAGGTGTCACGGGCATCGCGCCAGCCCGGCGCGCGCGTCATCCCAATCGGGCACGCGGGCCAGTCGCGGCGCTCGAGCACCGGCGTTCGGCTCGCCCAGGTGGCGCACCGCGAGCCGTCGCAGTCCTTGCACTGCTTGCACGCCGGGTGCTCGCGGAGCTCGGGCATGCGCAGCTCCGCAAGCGCGCAGAGGTCGAGGCGCACGGCACTACTCGTCGCTTTTCGAGTCTCCATCGGCGGCCACCTCCGGGGTCTCGACCGCGTCCTCGGGCTTGAGATTCGAGCGCGCGAGCTTGCGGAGTCCGTCAAGCGGCACGCGATTCGTCAGATCGAAGATGAGGAGCGCGAGAAGGTCCGCCGCCTGGCTGCTCGTCAGGTACAGATCCTCGACCCAATCGGCGATTGCCTTGGCCGAGCGCACCTTCCCAACGGCGCAGACGGCGGTGTGCAGCGCGCGGAGTCGGCCCCGCGCCTCGCCACCGGCATCGCGGCACGCGGCCTTTTCGGCTGCGTTCATCCCACGCACGGTGACGCGCGCGGCGCCCGCGCCGACGGAGATCACCCCAGGATCGTCCACGCTGACCCATCCGCACCACGCGAGCTCGGGCGCGAGGCGCACGTCGGTGTCCTGCGAGTAGACGTATTCCGTCTCGGACTGCTTGACGGTCATTGCCCCGGCGGGCGTGCCTGGGAGGCCCATCAGCCCACCGCCGCGACGAAGACCTTGTTGCCGGCGCCCGTGCTCGCGCCGTCGCCGTCGTAGAGCCCGGCAGCCAAGCCGACCGCCGTTCCCCACGTCCCGTTGTTGTAGGCCGGCTTCGCGCTCACGACGCGTCCAGCCGGCATGCCCAGCGCGAAGAGACGCCCGGCCGTGTCGCCCTGGTAGACGTTGAGCGCGAGCGGCGTGCGGTTCTGGCGCGCCGTCTCCACGATGTCGACCGCCGACACCTGGTAGGCGCTCGTGCGCGGGATCCAGAGGTTCGCCATGATGTTCGGCGTCAAGACGCGCACATCGCTGACACCCTCGGGCCCGCTCGGATTCAGGATCGGATCGTGCGGGATCTCGATGTCGAACCCGAGATCGCGGACGTCATCAGACCCGGACGGGTCCGCCGTCCCATCGTCCATGGCCGAGATGACGTTGCCGCCGAGCGTGACGCGCGCGCCGCCGCGACCGAGCATAGGCTCGAGCGCGAGGTAGCTGGTGTGGGCCCGATCGAGGCCGCCGTCGGCGCCGGCGAAGTTCGTGCCGCCGTAGCAGATCATTTCGTAATCGAGCCACCACCGATCGGCGTCGAGCTTCAGGTGGACGGCCGAAGGGACGCCGCCAAGAAAGCGGTAGTCCTGGTCCGTGTCCTCACCGACGAGGCGGGCCGTGAAGTACCACGGCGTATCCTTCACCACGATCGCGGAGCACGTCGGATAGCGGAGCACGCCCGAGCCCGGCACCGCGCCGAGGTCCTCGCGGAACTGCACCACGTAGGGGGTCGACGGGTGCGTGACCGCCTCGACCCATCCCATCCCCGTGACGACACCAGCAGCGCCGAAGGCGAGCAGAGAGCCCGGCGACGTCGCGCCCGGCGTCGTCGCGCAATCGACGGTGTTCCCGTCCACGGGCGAGACGTCGGCCGCCGCATAGGCGATTGCGTTCGTGTCGCCGTTGGCACCGCCGAGAGCTGCGAGAAGCGGCAGCATCCCGCCACCGAATGCGGGCGTGCTACTCGCGTGCGCGTAGGCCGCAACCTGGCCATGCGCGGGCACGCGGAACTTGATCGCCCACCACCGACGTCCGAGGTACGGGTGGACGCTACCGCCGCGCGAGCGAATCGGACCGTTGGGCTTGGCTTCGACGACGATCTCGTCGACCGAGACGTTCGAGGCGTCGTGCCAGATCCACGACGACCCCTCGGTCGCAAGGTCTGCCTGGTCCGCCAGCGCGAACTCGTAGGCGTTCTCTCGGAGCACGCTTTGAATCGACATCGAGCCACCTCTGAGGCGACTCTTGACCGCTCAACGATGCGCTCGGGAGGGGGGTCAGGCTGGCTTGAATTCGAGCCGTAGCACAAAGACCATCACGGCTTTGTGAGGCACGGCCGAGTAGTTGAACGACGCGTCAGAAACCTGCTCGCTTTCGTCGCGCGACAGGCACACATCGGGCACCGGAGTTGGCAGCGCCGCAAGCAAGAGACCGATGCGCCTGAAGGCATCGTAGAAGACCGGCGCGTCGGCCAGCATCACCGCACGCGAGGCCTTATTGCGCGGGTAGACGAAGTCAACCTCGACGCCCATCTGCCACATTACCGTCGAGCGCCCCACGGGCCGGCGGACATAGAGCGGCTGGACGTAGGACACGCGCGGCACGTCGCGCTCGCCTTCCCATCCGTCCGACGGAGCCGGGTAGTCGTCCGACAGCGTGAGCCCCGAGATGTCCGGGAGGATGGCCTCGATGCCCGCGATGATGCCTTCGGGAGTCGGCTCCGCCATCAGTCGCCACCGCCCGACGTGACCTGTACGACGCGCCCGCCGTGGCCCTGGAATGCGGACGCCACGCACTCGGCGACCGTGGCCCCGCGCGCGACGTGGCCGTGGTAGCTGAGGTCATGCTGGACGCCCAGCGCGAGCCCCTCGACAGTCGCAGCAGCCACCGCGCGCATCTCGCCATCGGTCAGCGCGAGCACGTTGATCCCGTGCTTCGCGGCGATGGTCCACGCCTTGAGCTTGTTGTTTTCCTTGAGCCCTACGCTGAGCTTCTGGCCCTTCTTCTTGCCGCGCTTCGCGGTGCGCCAGTTCGGACTCGCGCCGATACTCCGGCCGCGGAACTGGATGCTCGCGCGCGTCGGCGACTCGACGACCACCGAGAGCCCATCCCACATGCCGCCCGTGGTCGAGTACGTGCCCGGCCGAGTCCCGTTCATCTGGTGGTAGGCCGCCGAGGTGGGGAAGAACTCGGCGCCCGATGGGCCGACCTTTCCCTGCGCGTGGTCGGGGTAGCGCGCGGCCGTGGCGTGCCACTTGTGCTTCGCGTCCCAGCCCGGGAACGTCTGGCCGGCGAGGTCGCCACGACCCTGCACGCGCTCGCGCTGGACCGCCGCAAGACGCTGCGCGATGGCCACGGCGATCTGCGATTCGGCGCGCCGCGTTGACGTCACCCCGAGCTTCTGCGCGTTGCGGCTGATCTCAACCTTCACGCCGATCACGACCGGATCCCCAGGCGCAGGATGATGGACCCGGCGCGCTCTGGTAGGACCTCGACGATCTTGTTCGTCCGCGAGATGCCGAGGACGCTGAACGTGACAGAGTCTCCCTCGGCGGTCGGGGTGATGCCCGCGTCGGCGAGATCCTGAGCTCGGAATGAGAGCGAGTTCTCTACCGAGTCGAACTGTGGCGCCCGCGGGTCGAGGGCATCCGTGTGTTCAGCGGTCAGCGGGACGGGCGCCCCGTTGAGCGGTGTGTAGGTCACCGCGCGCCCGAAGATATCGCGGCACGCGGTGATCGGCAGATCCATCAGGGCGTCGACGTCCACGACTGCCCCCGATTACGCCGAGGCGCGCTCGATGCTGATCGAGAGGTCGCGGAGCGTGGCGAGGTTGGACGCATGGCCCGCGTTACTCGTGGCCCGCACCGTCACGTCGAAGCCAGCAGTGGACGAGGCCGTGATGGCCTTGGCCTTCTGGATGCTCCCCGGCGTGGTCACCGTGCTGTCCTTGAGGATCTGCGTCGACTTCACCTCGCCGGTGATCGAGCCGCCGACCGCGGTGCACTTGATCCGCGTGTGGCCCGCTGCATAGTCGTCGGCAGCCGCCGTGGCGATCACGGCCGTGTCGACGACCGTGGACCCGACGAGGACCTCGACGGTCACCTGCGGGGTCGAGTCGGACCCGTCCACATAGACCGACCAGTCGATGTTGAGGAAGTCGTCGGCGACCATGAAGGCCGCTCCCACCGAGCACTTTTCGGTGAAGACGTGCGCCGCGGTGTCGGTCAGGTTGACCTGGTCGCCAACGCCGACGTTCGAGTCCGAAAAGACGAGGCCGTTCACGTTGTCGAGCGCGTCGACTCGAAGGTCGAGCGTCCCGCCATTCAGGGCGATCGCTTCGAGGTCCTCGATCCGGGTCAGCTGTGCCGCGGCCTCGACGACCTTCAGCGGGAAGATCGCGTACTTGACGAGAAGCGCACCGCTGGCGGCATACTCAGTCGCGACGGCGACTGCCGGGTTCGCCGTGTCGGTGTTGAATTCCTGGTCGGCGATGTCCCAATAGAGCAGCTCGCCGACGTCGACCACATAGCCGGTGGCCTTGGTCCCGACGAACTCGCCGCCAATGCGGACCGCCACGAGATCGCCGACCGCGGCTGCCTTCTCCGGCACACACGCCATGCCGTTGATGATTTCCAGAACGCCGGCCTCGAGGATGTTCGGCGTCACGATGTTGATGAGGTCGCCGGCGCCGCGATAGTTCTGCATGTTCTCTTCTCCTGCGGGCTACGCGCCCAGTGTTGGATGCGCGATCAGGCGCCTGGATGGCTTAGCTCCGGTTGATCTGGACGAGGCCGCGATGGTCCACCGCGGCAACGTAGAACGGCAGGCGGACCTTGTAGTTCTTGCCGTCCGTGGTGAAGCCGTCCTCTTCCGTGAGGTCGGGCCCCTCGGCGCCATCGAGATAGCCGTACTGGATCGAGACGATCTCGTTCGGGTCGGCGACGAGGATCGAGAACACCGGGCTCTGATCGTCGAGGAACGGCTCTTGAATGAGGCCGTCGATGAGTCCTCGCATCGAGTTCGTCGGTGCCGTGCCGGACGAGGTCGGCACATAGCCAGGCCCGAGGAACGCCTCGGCCGTGGCCTTGTCGTCGATCCCGAGGATCCAGAACTTGGGCTCGAGGCTGAGGTAGTCGCCGAGCGCGTCGGGTTCGCCGGCGAGACCAAGCTCGCCCTTCTGCTTGCCCATAGCTTTCCGTCCGCTTTGCAGCGTCGTGAAGCTCGGCGTCCCCGTCGATGCCGCGATGTTGGCGTGTCCGACGGAGAACAGATCCGTCGTCCCGTCGGCCATCTTGTTTGCCTCGATCATCGCCTTGAACTTGCGATTTTCGTAGCGCAGGCAGGCCGTGACGCGATCGTCGGCGAGCTGCTGGATGCGGCCCCAACGATCCGCAAGGATGAGCTCCCAGCTCACCGGGAAGATGCGTCCGCCCTTGGCGAGCCTGACGTCGTAGTCGCTCTCGGTGACCCCGCCCATCTCGTACTTGCCGTTTTCAGGCACGTCGAGGAGCGGTGGGAAATTGCCACCACCGATCGCCTTCGTCGACTCGAAGTCGGGCAGGTTGATCTTCTTCGCGGCCAGCTTCCAGGCGCTCACGCGCTCCGTGTAACGCTGCTTCGTGTAGGTGCGGAGGGCCGCGCCAACGAGGGTCGATAGGTCCCCGGTGCCCGACAGCGTCCGCACCGCGACGTGATCGCGGCGAGCGCCCATCAGGACCTGCACACGCTCCAGGCGCGACATGCCGCGGAGCTGGCGGGAGTCGCCGCCTCGCGACTCAAAAAGCGTCTCGGCGAGATCCATCATCGAGAGCCGCGATGCGCGCTTGACCTCGGGGTCGTCGTGTTTCACGCCGATCTCGGCGAGTTCGGCGCGAAGGGCCGGAGAATCCTTGCCGGCGAGGTGCACCGCAAAGCCGGCGTGCAGCACCGAATAGAGCTTCTCGGTCGCCTCGGCGCCAACGTCGACTTGATGGTGATTGCTCACGCTGGTGGTCCTTTTCGGATCGGCTGCGGCCGCGAGGATCGAGAGCTTCGCCTCGGTGAACGTCTTGGCCGTCGTGACGATCTTTTCGACCGCGGCCTGGTCGAGCCCGAGGCTCGTCGCGAGCTGGCGACCCATCGCGAGGTTTGCGGCGCGTTCGGCGGCGAGCTTGTTCGCGCGGACCTCGACGCGCCGATCGGTCGCGGCCGACAGCGCCTTGGCCGCCATCGCAGATGCGGCCGCGGGCACAGTGCCGCACGCCTCCGCGCAGACCTTGCACGCTTCCGTGCACGCGGCCGTGCACGCATCGCAAGCGGCCATGCAGCTTTCGGGCGTCGCGTCGGCAGCGGTGCACGCGTCGGCACACGTCTGACACGCGGCCTGACACGCGGCCATGCACGCGTCCGTGGCGGCCTGAGCGCCAGCGACGGCGAGCTTGTTTGCGGCGGCGATCTGCTCTGCGGTCATGGTCATCGTGGGCTCCTCGTGTTGCGTTCCGGAGTCTGTTCCCGCGCGATGCGCGAGCGAGATGGGGGTGTCGGAGAATGCCGCCGAGAGCGCTGCGCGCACCTGCTCCACGCCTGCGGCTTGGACCGCCGGAACATTGCAGACGCTGCACTCGGTCAGTTCGGCCGAGGTGAAGACCCACTCGGCGCGGGCGCTTGCCCCGTTCGCTCCGGCGATCGTGTCGCCGGGCAGGTGGTAACACTTGGTCAGGACCGGCGCGGCGCACGCGCTACACTCGATCGGGCCCGTCGGTGCCCATCCGATGGAGACGCCACCGAGCAGGCCGCGCAGCGCGAGATCAACGGCCCAGGGGGCGGTCAGGACGGCGGTCATTCGGATCGCGTGCCCGCCGCCTGCGAGCTGCTCGGTCGTCGACCTGGTGATCGTTCCGGCTCGCGAGAGGCTGTCCTCTTGGGCGTGGTCACGAAGAAACGGCATGCCGACGCCGCTCGCGCCGAGAGCCGACATCGCGGCCTCGGAGAATCGGACGTGACGACGGTTCGCGACGCCTGGCCGCTGCTCGTAAGCGAGCAGGTCGATCGAGAGCGAAACGAACTCGCCGGCCGCGCACTTGGCCAGCATCGCGTCACGCAACGCTGGCGTAATCGCTGCGCCGTCCGAGGCATAGAGCCGCGTTTCGGGTGCCGTGACGACTGCGCGGCAGACGACCGGCATCGCCTTTCTGAGCGATGCCTCTCGCGATTGCAGGTGCATGGTGTGCTGGCTCACGAGCACCGTTTTCGCGCCGACTCCGCCTCGATCGTGAGGGGGTCAAGGTGCATTGGGATCCGGCTCCAGCGCGGGCTCTGCGGCCGGATCAACGGGAACATTCGTGCCGCTGACCGCTGGCGGGAAGGCGCCGCGGAAAGCCATCTTGCTCGGGTTCGAGTCGAAGACGAGTTCGCCCGCCGCGTCGAGTTCGGCCTGGCGCCGTTCGTAGAACGTCGCCGGATCCTCGCCGCGCGACGCCAGGACCGTGTCGTGGAGGATGTACCCCGCGCGTTCCTGGATGATGTCCGCGATCGCGTCCTTCTCAGCGTCGACCGACATGCGTTTCGGGGTCGACCACTCCCGCGGCATGTTGGGCGTGCTCGCATTGCCGGCGAGATAGGCGCCCTCCTGGCACCAGTCCCAGAGCCGATCGCAGAGCGTCGGGATGAACCAGATCCATTGCTGCACGTCCACGTGCGCGTCGCGTTTGAGATGGCCGGCGCGATAACTCGTGTAGTTGACGCCCGACAGATCGCCGGTCAGATCCTCGTATGGGATATTGAGGCCGGCCGCCACCTCGTGGTGACCCTGCGCCATGTACTCCGGATAGTAGGCCGTCGCCTGCGGCTGCACGTGCGTGACCGAGCCGCCGTTCTCGACGCACAGGACGGAGCCGGGGCGAATGTCGCCAACCGCGTTCCCGTTCTCGTCGAGTACGCTCGGGGTCAGCCCGTATGGGTTGTGATCGTCGTCCTCTTCGAGCGGCGATAGAGCCTCGGCGATTGCCGGGGCCGTGACGATTACCGCGCTTCGGGTCTCGATCTCTTTGCGAACGAGTTCGGCCGCGGCGTAGCTCGACAGAGCCTGCTTGCGGACCATCGCGGCGGACCCGTGCGGCACTCCGTCGAGTTGGCCGACGCGGAGCGGAGACACCAGATGGATCACGTCGCAGGCCGCGACGAACACGCTCGCACCCGCGCGAGACAGCAGCGACGTCTCGCCCGGATGCGACGGGAGAAACCAATAGCCCTCCACGCGCCCGAGCGCGGATACCTGGATCCCGCCGATGATCTGACCGCCGCTGTCCGTCGCCCCGTGGCGGGACGTGTCGAGCATGTCGCGCTCGAGCGCCTGGACCCGGAACGGCACGACGCGTCCCGGCTCCATGTCCCAGACGCGCCGGAAGAACACCGCCCCGTCTCGCTCCCACGCATACCAGGCGAGCCACATCACCGCGTAGATCGTGGCTCGGCCCTCGACGTCAGCGCGGCCGAGACCCGCGAACCATGACCAGGCGGCGTCGGCCTGGTGCTGCGCGAGGGTGCGCGTGCGCGCCTTCGGCGCCCCGAACTCGGTAGGCGCGCCCATCGCGCGCGGAACGATCCCCGTGCCGACGCCCTCGTCGGCCGAGATCGTCAGGTAGCGGCGCCAGTGCGGATCGTTGCGATCGAGGTCGCGAGAGCGGGCGACGAGGTTCGTCGAAGCCGCGGCGACGGTGCTGTTCGGTCCGCCGCTTGTCGTGGTCCAGTCAGGCCGGAGCCGCGAGACCTTCGCCGAGTCGTACCCGCCGAACGCGGCGAGCACATTGGCGATCCCCATGAGCGGAGCGGGCACTACCTTGGCGCCGATGAGTGCTCGAGCCGTGGCGCGCACGGTCGCCACAAAGCCCTTCGGCGCTGCCTTTCCGCGTCCGCGTCCCATCAGTCGTCACGCAGACGGAGGACCATGATCCGATTGCGGCGCGCGCCGGTTCCGAGCCGTCGTCGGAGGTAGGCGATACGTCGCTCGAGGCCGTCGGTGTCGACGAAAGCGACGCTCTTGCCGTCGGACGTAGACGCTGATTGCACGCCGCTCGCGAGCTTTGTTTCGAGTTCGTCGATCTGCGCCTGGATCTGCTCGGCTGTCAGCGCCATGTGTCCGGTGTACGCGATGAGGACGGGCGCGCGTCAGCGGGGCGGGACGTACCTCGGGGCGATCGGGTGCCGTTGGCGCCGTAGCGGTTGCGCCGGCGATCTCGGGACAGGCCCCTTATGTGGGGCGACCTGGATCCGAGTAGGCATCACCGACCCGGTGTCCAATTCAACCGATGCTGTCGGATTCGGATTTATTGGCGCCGTCGGCGCGGTCGGTTTTTTCGCCGACGATGCCGGAGACGGTCGCATCGGCCGGTCGAGCTTCACGGCGCCAGTCGCGAGCAGGCCGCAAAGCGTCGCGTAGCTGTAGACCGAGATATCCAGCGCCTCATTGCGCAAGCCGGGCGACCGCAGCACCCAGCGGCTTTTGCGGTCGCCCTTGGGCGCCCCACGTCCGGCCCGGCTATACTCGACCACGCACACCTCGCTCGTGAGCTCGTCGAAGTATCCCGCGTGCAGCGTGTCGGAGAAGTGCCAGAACCCGGCCCCGCCGCGCTTCCCGCTCTGGGCGTTCTCGGCGGAACGACGAAGCCGCGCGTGAAGCACGCTCTTTGCGTCGTGCACGCCGAGCATGATTGGCGAGTAACCGCCCTTGTTCCGAAACCTCGACTCGCGCGGCCAAATGCGTTGACCTGGCCCCTTCGATCCGCCCTTCACACCCCACACGCCTTTCGACTGGTATCGACGACAGAAGCTCCATGCGGCTTGCGTGTGCTGCCCCCCAGTGTCCACGCTCATGGCCTTGATGCCGATGACGCCGCCCTCGACTGGGTATCGCGTCCGGTATGCAGCGAAGAGCTCGGCCCACACCTCGGGCGCGGACGGGTCGCCCATCAGGTCGCGGCGCTCGAGCGTCCATCGCTCTTCGTGCGGGCCCCATGCGTCCGCCTGGAAGACGAGCCTGTCGCCCTGGGCGTCAGCGCCTGCCGTGATGCACGCAACCCGCGAGGGCAGTTCGGCGATGGGCTCGAGCAATGCCCGCAGCGATTCGTCGTCCCACTTTTCGGCGTTCTTGGCGTCCCATGTCTCGCCCAGGACCGTGTTCGCGAAGACCTGCTCGAGCGTCGGATCGCCGCGCGAGTCGATCCACTCGCGAGCGAGCTGCGACCACGGGACCATCGACGAGTAGAGCGCCGGCCCGAGGTGAAATCCGATGGTCGCGGCGCCTGGATTCGTCGCCGCCCAATGCGCCCCGTTCGCCTCGTCGAGCATCCACGGCTTGCGATGGTGCGGGATGCATGTGCCGCACTCGGCGCACACGTATTCGGCCGCGGCCGGGTCTCCGTCGGGCCATCGAAGCTGCGCCCATTCGAGCGGCTGCATGTGCCTGCACTCGGGACACGGAACGAGATACCGGCGCTGGTCGCTCGCCTCGTACGCAGCCTCGATCCGGCTCGCGCCTCGCACCGTCGGCGTCGAGCAGCGAACGATTTTCTTGCTCCACGGGTAAGTCTCCGTCCGCTTCTCCGCGAGCTTCTCCGGCGCCCCCTCACCGGCCAGTGACTCGGGGTATGCGTCGAGCTCGTCCATCGCGAGGACGCGCGCCAGACGCCGCCGGAAGCTCTTGGCGGTCGAGGCGCTCACGGCGTAGATGACGCCGCCCAGATAGCGCTTGTGCAGGATGGTGTTGCCCTTCGCTTTCTGCCGGTCGGTCGTCACGAGGCCCGCAAGCGATGGCGTCGACTCGAGCATCGGGTCGAGAGCGTCCTTGCTCCACTCCTCGGCGTCGGATTCCGACGGCTGGACGACCATGATCGGGCACGGCGCGAGCGCCATGTATGTCCCGATCATGTTGTTTATGGCCTCGGTTCCGCCAATGCGCGCGCACTTCTTCAGCACGACCGACTGCGCCGGGTGCGATGGCGACAGCACGTCCATCACCTCGCGCAGATAAGGCACTCGGTCCGTACGCCACGGCCCCGGCTCCGAGCTCGCCGACGAGTCGAGCACGCGGTTTGCGTCCGCCCACTCGCTCACCGTCTGCGAGGACGGCGGGCGAAGCGCGGTGAGGCGGGAGGCGCGGATGTCGCTGGTGTCGGAGAGCCTCACGACTTCAACCCCCCCGCGAGCACCGTCAGCGCCCTGTCAATCTCTGCCGCGATAATCTCCCCGCACACCCGCGGCGAGGTCTCGGCGGCCACCCTGTCGCGCAGCCGCATCGGCACATTGCGCAGACGGTCTCGCACCAGCACGGCGAACTCCGCGGCCTCGCGCGTCACCGCATCACGGCGGACGAGCTGCCCCTGCAACTCGCGGCGCTCGAGGCGCGCCTTCATCGCCTTCTCTTGCTCGAGGACGGCGCCCCAGTCCTTCGACCCTCCGGCCGGCTTGATCTTGCGGCTGCCTCCGGTGCCGTCGGCGCGCTCTCGCGTCCGGTTCGCCACCCACTCCGCGGTTGCGTCGATGACGTCGTACTTCCCGTCCGGTCCGGGCCCAGACAGAACGCCGAGCTTGACTTTCTCCGACCACGACTGGCGCGCACACGCCACGCGGCGGCACATCCCCGCCGCCGTGTCTCGCTCTCGCACCTTCGTCGCTCTTGCACTCAAGTTGCACCTGTCAGGTTAGTTGCATCTGCATTGACTAGTGATTCCGCGTCGTTCCAAAGGACC